TAGTATTTAAAAGAGATGACTTAACTAAAGTTAGAAATATAGGAAATAAATTAGATGCAAATCATCCAAATTTATATAATACTTTTGTAAAAAATTATTCTTCAAGAAATTTTTATACTCCATTTGATGTACTAAACAATATTAAACCTGAAAAAGAACAACACGCTATAGTAATACCTGATTACGTTACAATAACATATAGTTGTATTATTTATACTTATTATATAGAACAAATGAATAAAATTGTAGAATCTATAAATTATGCCTCAGATTCATATTGGGGAAATCCTGAACGTTTTAAATTTAAAGCTAGTATTGATTCATTTTCTCATGCTGTTGAAGTAGTGTCAACAAATGAACGAGCAGTTAAAACTACATTTACCCTTAAACTATACGGGTATATTGTTCCTGATAATATTCAAAAACAATTATCATCTATTAAAAAATATAGTGATAAAAATCATATTGTATTTACTTCAGAAATAGCTGGAGACTTAGATTCTATTATATCAGCACCATCAGGAACTTTTTCTTCGGATCTCCCATATACTATATAAAAAATTTAATATTTATAATAAAATTATGGAAAAACAAGTTTTAACCCCTGAAGAAGTTACACAATTAAAAGAATTACGTAATAATTATCAAGAACTTATAGCAAATGTAGGAAATGCAGAAATGCAAATTATGACATTTCAATTAAAAAAAGAACAATTTAAACTACAACTACAGCAATTGCAAGAAAAAGAAATAAGTTTAGCTAAAGAATTAGAAAACAAATATGGTAGTGGGACTATTTCTTTAGAAACCAATGAGTTCTTACCTAATGCCTAATCTTTTGAAAGGGCTTAACATATTTATCATAAAAAATAACAATATAAAATGGCAGAAACATTAATTTCCCCAGGCGTATTAGCAAGAGAAAATGACCAATCACAGGTCACTGCAGGTCCAGTTCAAGCTGGAGCTGCCCTTATAGGTCCAACTGTTAAAGGTAGAGTAGGTATTCCTACACTAGTTACTAGTTGGACAGAATACCAAGCAGCTTTTGGTAGTTCTTTTACTAGCGGGTCCGATAGCTATACATTTTTAACCTCAATATCAGCTTACAATTATTTTCAAAATGGTGGAGCTACATTATTAGTAACTCGTGTAGCTTCAGGTTCATTTACACCTGCAACTTCATCTTTTGTATCTGGTAGTTCAGCTGGTATAGTTGCTAGTGGTAGTGCTTTCATATTAGAAACACTTAGCCCTGGTATTATCATGAACAGTATTTCAACTGAAACTTCAGGTGCTTTAGCTAGTGGTTCAGCTGATAACTTAAGATGGGAAATTCAAAATCCTGATACTTCAAGAGGTGTATTTTCATTAGTAATCCGTCAGGGTAATGATACTCCAAATTTAAAATCAGTACTTGAAACTTGGACTAACTTATCTTTAGATCCTAAAGCTTCAAATTATATCTCTAAAGTAATAGGTGATCAAACCTTTACATTAGTAGGTAGTGGTACTGCTACTCCTTATCTTCAAGTATCCGGATCTTATCCAAATGCTTCTCGTTATGTAAGAGTAAAAACAGTAGGTCTTAAAACTCCTGATTATCTTAATAACCTAGGAAACCCAGCAAGTAATTTATATACTGCTTCTATTCCAGTAGCTGCTAGTGGTACATTTGGTGGCGCTACCGGTGATATAGTAGTTAGTAGCCAAAACTTCTACGAAAATATCAATAATACTAATACTCAAGGTTTAGTAGGTGCTAATTATGCTGATACATTTAATTTGTTAGCAAATAAAGATGATTATCAATTTAATGTAGTTACTGCTCCTGGTTTAATTTATAACAATGCTACCCATGCTGCTCAATTAAATACTTTAATAACAAATATCCAAAACAGAGGAGATGCTATTATAGTATTAGATTTAGTAGGTTATGGCTCAACTGTAGCTACTACCACAGGCCAAGCTGCTAGTTTAAATACTTCATATGCAGCTGCATATTGGCCTTGGTTACAAGTAACTGATCCTACTACTGGCGCTTTAGTATGGGTTCCTGCCTCTACTTTAATACCTGGTGTATATGCTAATAACGACCAAACTTCAGAAGCTTGGTTTGCACCCGCAGGTATTAACCGTGGTGGATTAAGTATGGTAAGACAAGCTGAAAGAAAAGTACCTCAAACTGATAGAGATACTTTGTATGTAGGTAAAGTTAATCCAATTGCTACCTTCCCAGGAACTGGTGTTGTAGTATTTGGTCAGAAAACATTACAAACTAAAGCTTCTGCTCTTGATCGTGTAAACGTTCGTCGTTTGTTAATTGAACTTAAATCATATATTTCTCAGATAGCTAATACTTTAGTATTTGAAAACAATACAGCAGCTACAAGAAATCAATTTTTAGGCCAAGTTCAACCATACCTTGAATCAGTACAACAAAGACAAGGCTTATATGCGTTTAAAGTTGTAATGGATGATACAAACAATACAGCTGATGTAATTGATAGAAATCAGTTAGTAGGTGCGATATACATTCAACCAACTAAAACCGCTGAATTTATTTACTTAGACTTTAACATTCTTCCAACCGGAGCTACTTTCCCAGCATAAGAATTTAGAGGAGTAATATTTATAAATGAATAAAAAAATAAAACAATAGATATAAAATGGCAGTATTAGATCCAAACTCGATGTTTTTTACAGCTTTTGAACCAAAGCAGCAAAATAGATTTATTATGTATGTAGATGGTTTTCCTAGCTATATCATAAAAGCTGTAAGTGGTATGGGGTTCTCACAAGAAGAAATCGTTCTTAACCATATAAACGTTTACCGTAAAATAAAAGGTAAATTAAAATGGAACGATTTATCCCTTACACTTTTTGATCCTATCACTCCTTCCGGTGCTCAAGCATTAATGGAATGGGTACGTTTACATCACGAATCAGTAACAGGCCGTGATGGTTATTCTGATTTTTACAAGAAAGATCTTAGACTTAATGTACTAGGTCCTGTAGGTGATGTAGTAAGTGAATGGATTATTAAAGGTGCATTTATCAAATCAGCAGAATTTGGTGAATACAACTGGGATAACGAAGCAGCAGCCCAAAACCTTACAATGGGTATTGGAATGGATTACTGCGTATTAAACTTCTAAAATACGTCTCATAAAAATATAAAGAGAGCTTGGCTTTTGTCAAGCTCTTTTTTATCTCGTATATGTATTATAGACAATAAAGTTATTTTAAATAAAAATTATGGAAAACGAAATACAAAACCAACCAGTTATACCTCAACAATCTTCAACTCCTAAAGAAGCTCCAAAATATCTGTTTCCAACAGAAACAATTGATTTGCCCTCAAAAGGTTTGGTTTATCCTGAAGGACATCCTTTATCTAGTGGTAAGATTGAAATGAAATATATGACAGCTAGAGAAGAAGATATTTTAACAAATCAAAACTATATTCAAAACGGTACAATGATTGATAAATTACTTCAATCTTTAATAGTTACAAAAGTTGATTATAATGATCTTATTACAGGTGATAAAAATGCAATTTTAATTGCAGCTCGTATTTTAGGTTATGGTAAAAATTATGAATTTGATTATGCCGGTGAAACTCATGTTATTGATTTAACTACATTAGAACATAAAGTATTTGATGAATCTTTATACACTAAAGGTATAAATGAATTTAATTTTACATTACCCCATTCAGGTAATGAAGTTACATTTAAAATTTTTGATGGCCATGTTGAAAAGAAAATTGAAAATGAATTAAAAGGCCTTAAAAAAATAAATAAGAATGCATCAAACGAATTAACTACTCGTTTAAAATATCTTATAACATCTATTAATGGTGATAGAACATCTAAAACTATTAGGGAATTTGTAGATAATAGTTTATTAGCTCGTGATTCAAGAGCTCTTAGGGATTATGTAAAAGAAATGCAACCTGACATTGATATGGAGGTTCCAATAGAAATAGAAGATAGATCTATAACTATATCATTGCCTTTAGGGGTAAACTTTTTTTTCCCTGACATCTGATTATTGCGCCCAATACCGAAAACAGTTATTTATTCAAATCCATGATATAGTATTTCATGGTAAAGGTGGGTATACATTTGAAACTGTATATAATATGCCCATGTGGTTAAGACATTTTACTTTAGATCAAATAAATGATTTTTATGAACGTCAAAACAAAGAAAATTCTAGTAGTTCATCTGGTAATTCTAAGTCTTATAATATAGATTTAGCTAATCCTGATAAAAGTTTATTAGCTAAAAATAACGTGGTTCAACCACCATCTTACGTAACTAATATGTCAAAAAAGTAAATTTTAAATATTTATAATATATATACTAGTATTTAAAAATGGCTGAAGATAAAGATAATAAGAAGGCTACAAATGAAGCTCAACAACTAAGAGATACATGGGAAAAAATTAATAAACTAAGAGATAGATTAGGTAAAAAACCAGTCCAATTAACCGATGTTGGTAATTTAGAAACTGCCACAGAACTTTTAAGTAAATTACGAGACCAAACAGAAGGATTTGGAGAAGATGTAGGATATTTAGTACAAGATTGGACTAAAGTTATAGGTGCAGTTACAAAAACTAGTGAAGCTATAAGACAATCTAATAAATCTTTAAATACACTTAGAGATATTTCTAGACAAGTTGCTAATGTTCAAGAAGGACTCACAGATATGAGTTCTAGAGAATTAAAAAAATTAGGAGATAAAGCAAAAGCAGCTGCTTCTGAACTTAATAGAAATAGAGAACTTTTAGCAATAAAAATTAAGGAAGGAAAAGCAACACAAGATGAAGTAGAATACCATCAGAAACTAAATGATGAATTACAACACCAATCAGATATTATAGCTAAAACTAATGAAGCAATTAAAGAACAAGCAAGACGACAAAAAAACGTAGAAAAATCTATGGGTCTTACTGGTTTAGCTTTAGGTGGTATAGAAGGACTTTTAGGTAAAATAGGATTAAGTGGAATTGGTGATATGTTTGGTGAAGCCAGAGATAAAGCCAAAGAAATGGCAGATAGAGTAACTGAAGGAGGTAATAAAACAGCAGGCCTTACAGGCCGTTTAAAAATACTAGGAGCTGGGTTTTGGAGTTTAGCAAAATCAGCTTGGGGAATGTTAAATCCCCTTAATCTAATAACTGCGGCTATTGGGGGTATTACTAAATTGTTTGGCCATGTTAAAGAAAAAGCAGAAGAAGGTAGACAAGCTGTAATACCTATAGCAGATGCTGTAACTAATCTTTCTCGTGATTTAGGTTTAGCTGAAGGTGCTGCCGGTAAATTAGCAGGTGCAGTAGCCGGAGCGGGTCCTAGTTTTGAAGCATCAGCAGCCTCAGTAGGTTCAATTTATAAAGCTTTAGGATCTACAGAAAAAATAGCACCTAATATATTAAAACAATTTGTTCAGTTAAACATTTATGCAGGAATGTCTGCTGAATCTTTATCTAAATTTTATAAATTTTCAAAATTATCTGGAGACAATGCTGGTAAAGTAGTTAAAAATATGTCTGATACTGCTTTACAACAAATTAAAAACTTAAAATTATCAACCAGCATGAAAGGCCTCTTAGAAGAGGTATCAAATGTTTCGGATACTGTAAAAATAAGATTTGCGGGCCAAGAAAAAGCATTAGTAAAAACAGTTGCTATGTCTAAAAAATTAGGGGTTGAAATGAAGAAAATGGAAGACATGGCTAAAGGATTATTAAATTTTGAAGATTCTATTGCGGCTGAAATGGAAGCTGAATTATTAACTGGTAAACAATTAAACTTAGAAAAAGCAAGAGAATTAGCATTACAAGGTAAATCTGAAGAAGCAGCTAAATTATTAATAGAACAAGCAGGTGGTCTTCAAGAATTTCAACAAATGAATGTTGTCCAACAAGAAGCTATGGCTAAAGCAATCGGTATGAGCAGAGATGAAATGGCTGGCATGTTGGTTAAGCAAAAAGAAAATGTTTCATTACAAGGGGATTTAGTTGATGGTCAAAAAGATGGCCAAGCAGCTATGAAATCTGGTATGTCAGCATCTGAAAAAGAAGCAGCTCGACAAAGAGCAGCTCAAGCAGATTCAATGAAATATTATAATAGGTTAGCACCCGTAATGGAAACCCTAGAAGAAACATGGAATAATATTAAAGGCCATCTTTTTGAATTACTTGATAAAAATGTTCTTAAACCATTTATGGAGTGGTTTAATTCTCCTGCAGGTCAAGAATTTTTTAAAAAAACATTACCTAGAGCTATAGATAATTTTTTTAAAAAAATTCAAGGTCTTATTGATTTTATGAAAAACAATGAATGGTTTAAATTGATTGCTAAAGTATTAGGTGTTGGTGTTATAACTTTTAAAGGATTAGACACTATAGGATTACTTGACCCCATAAAAAAACTTGGTACGAGTCTTATAGAAAAAATACCTGGGGGAGATAAGTTCATGAATGCCCTTGGTATGGGTAAGAAAAAAGATGGTAGTAGTCCAAGCACTGCAATGTATGTACAAGATGTAAATTCAAATGCCTTAGGTGATTCTATAGCAGATGCATTTGAGAAAAAAGGTGAAATTAATGTAGATTTAAAAGGAAAAAGTAAATTTAGTAAAGGCTTAAATAAATTTGGTAGTTCATTTTCAAAACTAACAGGTCGTTTTGGTAAATTTGGGGGTGTACTTGGTAAATTAGTCCCTAAACTAGGAGTGTTTGGTGGGTTTTTAAAAGGTTTAGGACCTAAAATTATGAACATGTTTTCGGGTTTAATGCCTAAATTAGGTAACATGTTTGGAGGATTTTTTAGTAAAGCTGGTGGATTTTTAAAGGGTATGGGGGGTAAAGCTTTAGGTGGATTAAAATCTGCTGGAAGTACAGCCGGTGGATTTTTAAAGGGTGTAGGAAGTAAAGTTTTTGGTGGGTTAAAATCTGCTGGAAAAAGCATAGTAAATGTTGCTTCAAAATTAAACCCAGCATCATTATTAAAAAATGGATTATTAGGAAAAGCAGCTAAATTTATAGGAAAAGCTGTTAAAGGTGGAGGTTTAATGAGTGTTTTACTTGGGGCCGCAGATCTTGCTTCTATTTTAACAGATTCTAGTTTAAGACCTTTAGATAAAGCAAAAAAAATAATTCCCTCAGCTTCAGGAGCTATTGGAAGTGTTTTAGGATCAGTTGCTGGTTCTGTTCTTGGTCCTATAGGAACATTTGCTGGAGGAACTTTAGGTTCTTTAGCTGGTCAATATATTGGAGAATCAAAACCAATTCAAGAAGCTTTAGCACCACCATTAGCAAGAGCACTAGGTGGTGAAGAAGTTGCTGCTGACTTTATTTCTCGTCCTGGAATGCCTGTTCAAAAATTTAGAGCAGATGATATTATTGTAGGAGGTACTAAGTTATTAGGTGGTAATTCAAAAGAACAACAATATGTAATTAAATTACTTGAAAAATTAGTAATGTTAGTAGAAAAAGGGGGTGATATCCATATAGATGGTTCTAAAGTGGGTAAAGCAGTAGTTATGAATTCTTCTAGAATAAGATAATATTTATAATAAAACAATAAACTTTTAAAAACTTAAAACTATGGCACTTATTGATAAACTAAACAAAGACAAATCAGTTTATTCTAATTTGAACGGTGGTCCAACCCCAAATAATTTTGCATCATTACAAAATTCTAAATTACATTTCCAGTATTCAATAGTAGGTAAACCACAACTTAATGTTCCGTTTACTACCCCATCATCTTTTGATTTAAATGGAGTAAACCCAACATCAGCTAATGCTGCTAAAGGTATTAATCCTATTAATGATACTTTTTCAAAAGGTACTTATAAAAATAATGCTCCTGAAGGTAAATCTTTCTAATAAATGCCTTTAGTAACATTAAAAACTGACTTAAAATCTCTTAAGTATGGGTTGGATAGACCTGGGGGTGGTTCAAGTAATCAACCTTATATCCAAAGGCAAATTCCTTTAGGTGATACTAATGAGGTAACTCAGTATGTTAATAAAAATGGTTCTTTAAAAGAAGAAACACAAAAACTTACATTAAGTCCTGATTTTAAAATACGAGGAGGAACTTTAGCTTATAATTTAGCAGATAATGGTGTATCATCATTAACTCAATTACTTATAGGTGATGAAAAGAATTTTAATTCTTTTGCTGCTAAAACAAACATATTATCTAGGATGTCCGTTGCTACGGAAATGTCATCTTTTATAGCTCCAAATCAAGGATCTTATGCTATATCTAATACATTAGAACAAGCTCAATATGGGTTTCAAGGATTTCATTTTAATACTTTAAATCAACCTCCATCAATTACTCTTAACCCATTTACATTTTCTACAACATATGATGAACATTTAAAAGTTCAAAAATCTGAAGATGAATGGAATAAACTAAATAGACTAGTTTTATTACAAGATGCTATTGTAAATAGTAAAAAAATAAGACTCCCAGGAAATATTGGGTATAATTTAAATCCAAATGGTAATACAAGTCAGGGGGTAAGTGGTATTATTAATAAAGCTATAAGTTATGTTGCTGGGGATGCTGTATTATCATATTTAGGAGGTCCTGGAGCTACAAATGGTGCAGGAGTAACACGAATTAAATTTGCAGATAAAAGAACTGGGCTTGATAAAAACCTTAGTATTTTAGATGGTGGCGTTGTTAGTAGAGGATTATTTCCTCATACTTTAGGATATAAACAATTACTTAATCAATTTCAAAATCTTGATGGTAATATTAATAAACAACTTCAAGATTTTAGAAAAGAAGTAATAGATACTACTAGTACTTCTGCTTCTTCAATATTAGCTGTAGCACCTAATTATCAAACTCAAAATAGAGATGTTAGATTTGCTCAAGGTAATCCTGGAGACAATTCTACAAACAGAATGTTTTACAATTTACCAGCACATTTTAAATCAGCATTAGATCAAATAACAGCTTATAAACCATATGAAAGTTCTACAGTTGATCCTAAGGCTCCTGAAGATATTATTAAATTTAGAATAGCTGTAATTAATAATGATAAAACAGATGGGTCTGCTGTTTATTTACATTTTAGAGCATTTATAGATTCATTTAGTGATGGTTTTAATTCTACTTGGAGTGATACATCATATGTTGGTAGAGGTGAAAATTTATATAGTTATGGAGGTGGGTTTACTAGAGATGTTTCATTAGGGTTTACTATAGTAGCTCAATCTAAAGCAGAATTAATCCCAATGTATAATAAACTAAATTATTTAATTTCAACTTTAGCACCTGATTATACTACTACTGGGGCTATGAGAGGAAGTTTAATTAGATTAACGGTAGGAGATTATCTTGTGGAACAACCAGGCATACTTAAATCATTATCATTAGATCCTTTTTCAGGAACATGGGAAACTGCGATAAATACTTCAGGTGGAAAAGATAATACTGTAGGTGAATTACCTCATATAATTAAAGTTACAGGATTTGGATTTACTCCTATGAACGATTTTGCCCCAAGAAAATCAGCAAATCCTAGAAATTCATCAGATACCCCATATATTGCTCTTGGTGATAATAATAGACTATATGATACTCTTTCTAATTATTAAAAATGAACAGATACTCGGATATTAGAATTTTAAAAAACATAAATCCTAATGTAGGGGTTTTAAATGCACCTTACTATAATACTACTTTTTATCCTGAAATTTCATTAAATGAAAGTGATATTTATGTAATTACTACTTTTGGAGATAGATTAGATTTATTAGCATTTCAATTTTATAATGATTCTTCTTTATATTGGATAATAGCAGCTGCAAATCCTGAAGTTGTAGACTTTGGTTCACTTTTTATTACTGAAGGAAGTCAAATTAGGATTCCTAGTAACCCATTGCCAATATTAACTAATTTTAAGAATTTAAATAGTTTATGATATATGCCATTAATAGGACAACCTTTTGACCAGTGGTTGGTAAAACAAATTGATTACCGCCAACAAATATTAGGAGTTTTTAATAATCGTAATAATGAAGTCCTTAAGTATTATACTTTAAGAACTCCATGGTTACGAGTAGCTAGTTCTATTAAACTTCTAGAAAAAGTTCCACAATTTAAAGTTACATTAGATACGAATGGATCAGTAATAAATAAAACCCAAATTGAACCTTTAGATAACCCTACATATAAACGATTATTAGGTTTAGGGTATAATAAAGAATTTCTTGATAATGCTGCTCAAAATTTTATTCTTCAAGGAGGAGCTATTAATGATTCATTTGCAATAGCTGGGGGTTTATATAATGATACTAACAATATTCCTGGTTTTAATTATACTCGTGATAATCCTAAATTTTCAGCTTATGGGTGGGGTGGGAATACTGGACCTGGATCTAAAGGTTTTGTTCCTCTTCCGGGTGTAACAGATGCTAGTATAGAATATTTAAATAATGGATCTATAACTAAAACTACGATTAATATTAAATGTTGGAATAGAAGACAATTTGCTTTAATAGATGCTTTATATTTAAGACCTGGCTATAGTTTATTACTAGAATTTGGTTGGAACATGTATTTAAATAAAAATGGAGAATTAACTCAATTTGATTTAACTCCAAAAACATTTACAAATTTTATTACTCAGGTTCCTGAAGGTGCTGCTGGCAGTCAAGAAAAACAATATGCTTTATTCAAAAGTATGAAAGAAGATAGAGAAACATATTGTGGTAATTATGAAGCAGTTATAGGTTTAATAAGTAACTTTAGTTGGAATTTTAATCCTGATGGCAGTTATAATTGTCAAGTAAGTTTAACTGGGATGGGAGATGTAATTGAGTCTTTAAAAGTTAATACAGTTGCATCTAAAAAAGAAGGAACAGAAAACCCAAGTACTAACATTTCTGTTTTTCCTCCGGGTGCTATTGTTATAAAAGATTCTACAGTTACCGCAGCAACTAGTAATGAAAATACTAAAGACGAAAAAGGAAACGATAAAAAAGTTAAAACCCCAGATGCTAAGTCTTTAGCAGATGCTAAAGCTAAAAGTAAAAATACTAAACCAGAAGAAACAAATCCAAACCCTGTAGTAGCAAATAAAGACAAAACTGAACTTCATAGAATACTTTATAACATATATAATGAAACCCAAATTGCTTCAGGCCTTACTGTAGAAAAAAATAGTGGTAAAGATATACAAGTCTTAGATATTCATCTTCCAATACCTATACCTTATGAATATGAAGAAGATGGAAAAAAAATTCCACCTTTTACTCCTAAAGATAAAACTATAACCGGAGGAATTTTAAGAGTACCTGGGGTTACTGTTCAAGACGGAGATGGTAAGAATCAAAAATTTACTGCACCCCAAGTATACATAACATTTGGAACTTTATTAGGTATACTTCAATATCATTTTGTTCCGGGCCATAAAACAGATCAAAATAATTCTTCTGATAAAAGTCAAACTTTTCCTATGTTTTATTTTGATGTTAATTTTGGAGACTTACAAAAAGATAACACTTATATGCTTCATGTTCCTGGTCGCTTTTCAGCAGATCCAAGAATATGTTTAATCCCATATGAAGCCCCTGTTTTTAAAGATGTACAAGATAAAATAAAAATACCTGATACTAAACTAAATAATGCTTTAAAAAGAGATGATGCTGCTAAATTTATAGTAGGAGAAGTTGATGGAAATCCTTACGTTGGACGTTTGTGTAATATTTACATTAACATAAATATAATTTCTCATCTTTTAACTTCATCCCAACCTGATGAAGATGGTGGAATCTCAGTATTAAGTTTACTACAAGGTATTTTAGATAAAGTAAATACTTCCTTAGGAAGTATAAATGATATTCAAATCTTTAGTGGGCAAGATGGAAAAATTAGTTTTTTTGATAATGCTCCTTACCCTAAGGATAATCTTGATAATAAAACAAAACCATCAGATGATAAAATTTCGGGACCTAGATATGCTAGAATAAATTTATATGGGGGTGGGCAATTTTTAGAAAGCCCTCCAGTTGAAGGTTCTAATGATTATAGTCCTTATTTAGATCTTACAAATTCTAAAGTATCTCAAAATAATTCTAATTATTCACTTCAAGGAAGTTTTGTAAAAAATATAAATTTAAGTGCTGCTATTCCTAAAAATATGTCTTCAATGATTGCTATTGGAGCTCAAGCAGGTGGAACACCAGGTGCAGCAACAGGATTTAGTTCTTATAATACAGGTTTAATTGATAGAGTACTTCCCACAAAAGTATTTTTACCCCACCCAGATGATGCTACTGAAAAAGTAGATATAGTAGAAAATTTTAAAAAATTATTAGACACTAGAAAACAACAATAATATGGCTGATGTAATAGTACCTCCCCAAGTTGCTAATACTATAATAGTATTAGGAATTATAAATAGTGAAAGTGATTGGGATGCTTTTGGAGTAGAAGAACCATCATGGAGAGATCAAGGGTATTTAAATAGAAATCAAGACATAAGAAATTTACAATATACTATAGCTAGAGGTGGTAAATTTAATGCTTTTATTGCTAGAGAAGGAAAAAATCGAACTGAGATATTTA